ATGGACCGGCCCGCCACCCCCCCCCGAAGCCCCGGATGCAGGCCAGCCCCGAGGCCTCGACGGTCAGCGCCGTCCAGGTCTTGCCGTCGGGCGTGGCGGTGATGACGATGCGCGGTGCGGGGCTGGCAGGGTCGGGGTCGCCCTCGAACAGCACGGCCTCGCGGTACTTCTGGGCCAGACCCTCGGCCATGGCAGGCCAAGGCGCGCAAAGCGGGGCGGACCGGGTCTCTGCCCGGGCGGGCCGCGCTGCGAACAGGACCACTGCAGCAGCCAGGGCCGCGACCATCAGGACAACCCAGACCACCAGCGCAACGCGCCTCAAGACAGTTTCCATCAGAAGCTCCTCATCAGGGCCGCCAGGCGCGGCAGGCTGCGGTCAAAGAGGGGGGCGAGCGCGTCGCGGTAGGCCCAGGCAAACCAGCCCGCATAGATCAGCCCGCCCGCCAGCCCCGAGGGGGCCAGCCAGGGCAGGCCGGTCAGGATTTCGCCCGCGTCCGACACGGTCGCGGTCGCAGAAACCATCGGCACCGCCACTGCCGGGGCCACATGCCGCAGCGACTGCTGGTGCCGCAGGATGGCCGATTGCGTCGCGCGCCCGACGATCCCGTCGACCGTGAGCCCGCGCTCGGACTGGAACCGGCGCACCGCCTCGGCGGGCAGCCCGGGCAGATCGGCGCTCATGTGCCCCATGGCGACCAGCGCCGCCCGGATGGCGGGCACGTCCGCCGCCGTCACCGGGGCCGCGATCCGCGCCTCGCCCGCCGTCGCGGGCGCGGGCCGCACCGGCGCGCCGGGGCCGTAGTCGCCATGCCGCATCAGGGCGAATTCCTCGGCCCGCCGCCGGACCAGACCTGCCAGAACCCGCCCGCCGCCCTTGTTCCAGGCCTTCAGGCCCTTCTCGACCAGAGCCCAGTCCAGGATGCGGAACGCCTTCACCCAGGACGCCCGCGCGATGGCCCCGGTGTTGAAGTGGAAACTCACGCCCGCGTCGAATTCGTGCTGCGCCACCTGGCCCGAACCCGCCATCGCCGCCCGCACCGCAGGCTCGTAGTTTCGCTCCAGCGCCTCGGCCAGCATCGCCCGCGCGGTCTGGGCGGTGATCACCATGCCGGCATGGGGCTTCACGACCCCCGAGGCGGCCGTCAGGCCTGCGCCGATGGTCCAGACCCCGGCAGGGCAGCGATAGGCGCGCAGCACCACGCCCTCGTGGCGCTCCAGGAACGCGATGCCCTCGGCACTGGTTTTCATGGCGGCTGACCCCGGCAAGACAGGCCACCCGCGCACCGGCGCGCGCGTGGCCTCTGACCTGTCCAGTCAGCACCGGATGGCCGCGCCGAAACATCCGCAACGGTGTGTGCAGGGGCGGGACGGGGCAATGGTCAGAGAAGGCGCAGCTGCCGATCTTCGGGGCCGCGAGCCTGATCGCGGCTCGATCCGCCCGGGTCCTTGACCAGCATGCGGCGCACGGTCACGTCGGTCACATGCAGCCTGACCGCAATTTCGGGAACCGACAAGCCCTCGGCGCGCAGCACATGCACCAGCCAGGGCTTTGCGTTCGGCACGCGGCGGGGCAGGTCAAGGTCGGCCAGCGCCCGCGCCCGCTCGACACCGATCATCCCGGCCATCTTCGACCGCCCCTTGGGATCGGTCGCCCAGTGCACCTCGGTGCCGCCGAAGGCCATCAGAAACTCGACGGCCAGCGCCTGCCCCAGCACGCGGACAAAGGGCTCGACATGCGCCGGGGGACGGATCGGGCGGACATGCAGGGTCATGTGGCCCTCCCGAACTTGCCCGCCTCGTCGCCCCAGGTGGTCCAGCCGTCGCGGTCGGTGCGGCTGAACAGCTCCAGCCGCCGCGCGCCGGGCATCAGCGCCTCGCAGGCGGCATAGGCCTCCTTGGGCTTGACCGAATGGCCCCGCGCCAGCCCCTCGATGGTGATCGACCCACGCGGCCAGTCGCCGCCGTCGTCCGCCGAATGGAATCCGTCGTCATAGGTGGCAACGGTCGACCGCGTGGCCCGCGTCGTCTTCGGCTGCCCCCGCGTGCCGATCAGGAAGGGTTCGTTCGACGACCGCAGGATATAGCCGGTACCGAAGGCGTGTTTGCCGTGGATCGTTCGCTTCACCCAGGTTCCGGCGGTCTTGTAGGTGAACCCCCAGGCGGCCATGACGGCCAGGGCCTGCGGCAGTTGCGGGTTCAGCGCCCAGAGCCACAGCAGGCAGTCTTTTGCCGCCAAAGTCTCGACCGGCAGGCCCATGATCTCGGCCAGCGGCATGGTGGCATACTGCGCCTCAGGGGCCTTGGCATAACCCTTCTCCGACCGCATCTCGTACGACCAGAGCGGATCGGCCATGATCAGCCCGAAACCGCCCACGGGCCGCAGGGCAAGGAAGTCGGCGCGCATCACGCCTCCTCCCCGTCCCGGATCGCAGGCGGGCGGTCGTCCTTGACCGGGATCACCGTCGTCACCCGGAAATCGCTGATCTTGTAGCGGAACCCCTCGTGCACCAGCGCCGAGGCCCCCTTCGCCACGGCCTGGCCCACCAGCCGCGCCACCTCGGCCCGGTGCGCCTGCACGTCGAGGCCGATCACCCGCTCCAGATAGCGGAGCAGCGCATGGTCGGTCACGACAGGGGGGGGGGCCTCGCGGTCGCGCATGGGGCTACATCTCCACCCCGGCGCGCAGGCACATGGCCTTCAGGCCCTCGATGATGGTGGCGATCTGGCGGGCGTCGGTCATCGTGTCGATGTCGATCGGCACCGCCCCCCAGGCCGCGCCGTACCGCGCACGGACAAAGGCATTCAGCCCCGCCGCGCCCCGCACCTCGACCACGCCCGCGCGCCAGAGCTTGCCCCAGAGGACATGGCAAAACCGCACGTCGCCCCGTGTCGCCGCAGCGCGGCGCACCTGGTGGGAACCGCCCTTTGAAACCGGCTTGAACCCGGCTTTCTTGAACTCTTCAACGACCCGGTCCAACTCGCCCGGCGTCATGTCCTTGAGGCTCGCCTTGCCCGTCACGCGCAGCTGCAGATCGCGCCGGGTCTCGGCATCGAGGCCCAGTTCCTTCGCGGCCACATGGATCATGGCGATGGTGCTGCGGGCGGCGGTCATGCGGCGCGGTCCCCCGGGTGTTCGCCAGTGTGCTCGCCGCGCAGGGTCGCGACGATCCTGTCGATCCAGGCCCGCAGGTCGGGGTCCATCCGGGCCTCGACCTGCTCCAGCGCATGGCCGACCGTCGTATGGTCGCGCCGGAACGCGCGCCCGATGGCCACCAGCGACTGCCCGGTCACCTTGCGCGCGACATACATCGCGATCTGGCGCACCTCGGCGACATGCGGGCTGAGGTTCCGGCCGAGGATCTGCGCCAACGACAGATTGGCCTGCTGCGCGACCAGCGTGGCAATCGACGTGATCTCGCGGCCGCGCTGGAACCGCAGGGGCGGCGGCGGCAGCATCGTGGCCACCGGGGCCTCGGCGGCCCGGTCGAGCATGGCCTCGATCTCGACCCGCAGCCGCCGCGCACTGGCTGCGACGCGCTCCTCGTGCCGGTCCAGGGCCGCCAGCAGGGAGGTGCGCAGCTCATCCATCGCGCAGGCCCTCCGCGTCGAGGTCCCGCAACAGCACCGCAAACCGGATCATCTCGGCATTCACGATCGCGCCGATGGTTTCGGCGGGCAGCATGTCGACCTCGTCAAACAGCGCCTGAACGCCCTCGTCCTGCGCCCGCCGCGTCGCCCGCGTGGCGGCCAGCGAGGCGTCGTAGAGCGCCCGCAGTCGGCCCTGGAACTCTTCGGCGGTCATGATGGCCACTCCCATTCGATCAGCGTCCCGTGAAAGCTGTCGCCCGGGCGGACGGCATGCTCGGCCACCCAGAAGGCGACCAGGTCGTGTTCATCGGCAAAGCCGTCGGCTTGCGCAAAGTAGCGGGCATCGACCTCGGCCCCGGCGACCCGCACACAGAGGACCGGGTCCTCGCCAAAAATCAGCGACACGGGCAGGGCGCTGGTGCAGACCGCATCCGGGGCGATCTTGCGGCAACGCTTGGTCCGCATGCCGGTGTAAAGCTGGATGACCGACCCCGGCCGCGCATGGTGACGCCTGCCACCCCGCACCGTCTGCGTCTTGCGGCCCTCCTCGAGCAGAGGGACGAAGCGCGCCTTGAAGCTGTAGGCGGTCATTCGATTAACTCCAGATGTCCGATCGAGACGCCTCCGGCGCGGCCGTCGACCTTGACCACGATCTCCCCGTGGCCAAGCCTCCAGGGCACCGACCGGATGCGCGTCTCTTCGCGTTCCGGTCGGCCCGCAACGGGATAGAACCGCACCCTGCGGCCCAACGGAAACCGCCCCTCGGCGAGGCGCAGGGGAATGTCGTCACTCATGGCTGCACCGCGCGCAGGTTTCGGGATGCGACAGCGACGGGGTGAAGGCCCGGGTGCAGAGCTTGCAGGCCACCTGCCCGCCCTCGGCCAAATGCCGCTGCATGGCCCCCTTGTGCCCGGCCCAGGCCCCGCGCAGCTGGTTCACCGTCACACCGAAATCTGGCGCGACCGATGCGAGCTTCTCGCCCTCGGCCAGCCGCCGGAACGCGGCCGACTTCGCCTCGTCCGTCAGGGTGACATAGCGGGGCGTCAGGACTGCTGGCGCGCGCGACCGGTCCGGCACGAAGGCAGGCAGGTATCTGACTGGCGCAGGTATGGGCCGGGGGGGGGCAATCACCCGGTCCTCGCGCGGCACCGTCAGATCGGTGAGACCCTCGGCCTCGGTCACATCGGCGGCAGCCTTTGCGAACAGGGCAGGCGCATCGTCGGGCAGGTCCGGGGTGGTATCCTCCAGAAACAGGCACACACGCTGCGCCACGTCGCGCTCGGGGAAGACACCGATCAGCGTGGTCCTGGTCAGGATGATCTCGACCTGGCCGTCGGTTCGGTCGCGCAGCACATAGCCCATCGTCCCCCCCTATTCCGCCCCGACGAGCAGCCCGCCCGCCGTGTAGTCCGCCAGGATTGCCTCCATCGCCGCGATCTCGCGGTCGGCATTGGCCTGCGTCAGCTTCCCCTGCGCCACCCAGCGCGGGTAGGCGGCCCGCCGCAGCGCGATCTCGCGCCTTAGGCAGGCGATCTTGTCTGCGGTGGTGATCATGCCCATCACCGCCCCACCCAGGCCGCGCCGGACATGACGGCGAGCGACAGGCCCGAGATCGCCAACAGAGAGATGGCAAAGGCCACCGATCCGGCTTCCCAGAGCGCCTCGTCACCGCGCCCGTTACGGAGCATTTCAGCCCAGTCCGGCAGGTTCTCACCGAAGGCCAAGCAACAGAAATGCGAGCCGACGAGCAGGACGACGGCGGTACAACCCAGAACGAAAGCAACCATGATGCCCCCCCCTCACGCCTTGGCCAGGTTGATCGTCACGCTCGACCAGCCCGCGTCGCAGTGGGCGCGCTGCCAGAGGCGGACATAGGTTTTGCTGCCGATGACGATGATCGCCTCGCGGATCGCCCGCATCGCCTCGTTCCAGCGTGGCTCGTCGCTTTCCAGCCGCAGCAGCCCGAAGATCCCGCTTCGCGAAATCTTCCCCTCGCCATCAGTCCTGAAGGCCTGCGTGACCAGCGCCCGCAGTTCGGCGCGGCTGTCTGCCGCCCATTCGTTCAGGCATTCGTCGATCAACGCCTTGGCCGCGCGCAGTTCCGGCCCGAACTCGATCAGCCGCGCCACGCGCACCTCGATCTTGTAGAGCCCGTCAAAGGTGACGAGTGTGATGTTGCCCTTCTTGCCGCCCAGCCGGACGCCATATTCCTGGGCAATCAGGTCTTCCAGGTCACCGATGTCCCTGAACGTGTGACTCAGGAACCGGCTCACCTGCTGGGACAGGGCAATGCCGTGGCCCATGACCTTGCGGATGCGCTCGTCCTTCAGCTGGTCCATCGCCCGCATGTTCTCGTGGGGTGTCAGGCCGCCTTCGGCGTTGCGCCAGTACAGCCGTTCTCCGACCCGTTCGGTCGGCAGTGACAGTACGGCAGGCTTGAACTCGCTCATGGCGCGTCTCCTTTCGTGGTTTCATTGACATCCGGCCCCGTCGCGCCCGTCGCGCGCAGACGGTCGGTGGCATGCGTCAGGGCCAGGACAAGGGCCATGGCCTCGATTTCCTCAACGGTGCAGCGCGTCACGCCGCGCAGGCCGTCGCGGTCGATCCGCGCCACGGCCCGGTCGGCCAGGGCCAGCATTTCGGCCGCGTCCATACGGGGGATGGCGGGGCGCGCGGTCATGCCTCGGCCGCCCGTTCCGGCTTGGCGTTGCGCGGGCAGGCGCGGCAGGCATGGAACATGCGGATGCGCATCGGATTGCCGATCAGGAACTCGCCCGCCTTCTCGCGCCAATCCTGGCACTCATTCGTCGGTAGCTCGCCCTGCTCGGGGCAGAGGACCACGCCGTTCAGGTAGAGGCCCCGCACCCGTTCCTCGATCCGGGCTGTCTCGGCCCCGTACTTGTTGCGCAGCACCTGGCTGACGACGGCATCCGACCGGCCCAGGACCCGCGCCACGCGGGCCTGGTTGGTCTGGGCGCAGGCCAGGGCCAGGGCGCGCACCCAGTCCGGCAGGGGATGGCCCCAGGCGGCCTCGGCGATCTGCAGCGGCCCCTTCATGCCTGATCTCCCCGGATCACCAGCGTCTCGGCGGTGTTGGGATCGACCACGGCCTGCACACGGCGCAGGCGCGGGGCCTCGGGGCCGGTTCGCCGGTCCAGCCGGTAGATCGCCTCGTGCCGGGGAGGTGCTGCCTTGCGTGCGACCGACAGATGCCCCGAGGCCAGAAGCGCACGGCAATAGGTGGCGGCCTCGGCCGTCGTGACCTCGATGGCCTCGGTCGTCGCGGTCAGCGCCAGAGACGAGGGCGAGAACGACCCCAGACGCCGCATCGCCTCCCACATGTTGGCCTCCGGCGTCCGCCCGCGCGGGCGGTCGGGTGCCCTGGTGCCCGGGGTCAGCGCAAACAGCTTGCGGCTCTTCCCGGCCCGCTCGCGCACCACGCGTGCCGCCCCGGTTTCGACCCAGCGGCGGATGACCGATTCCGCGGCGTTCATCGAAATTCCGGCCTCGGCCGAAATCTCGGCATAGCCGAACTCGGTGCTGCGCAGCGCCACGGCCCAGGCGGCGTCGACGATATGCGGACGGGGCGTATAGACGCGCCCCATCACGCGGCCCCCCGGTGGCGGGCGGGCAGGGCAGGGGCGGCCGACTGCCGCATCGGCGGCGGATCGACCGAATGGAACGGCCTGACGCCCCAGTCCTGCCGGTCGACGCGCGTCAGGCCCCGCTCTGCCGCCAGACTGCGCAAGGACGCGAGGTTCGTCGCGATGTAGCGCAAACTGCCCTTCGACGCGGCCAGGATCGCGGCCTTGAGGTCGGCCCCGACCTCGATCCCCGGCGCATAGAGGCGCACAAGGTGATGCACATCGTCCAGGCAGGCCGGTTCCGCTGCGACTCGGCAGAGCAGTCGACCGTCCAACTGCTCCCACCGCTTCAGCGTACGGGGCAGCACCTCCAGCCCCATCAGAATGACGGGCACGCCGGATTTTTCGTGGATCAACCGGATCGTGTCGGCCGCACGGTCGGACAGCATTACCAGGTCCGCCTCGTCGATGATCAGCGGGCGGCGCTGCAGGCCCAGTTCCATGACGATGGCTACAAACAGATCGGCGGCGCTGACCCGCTTGGTCTTCAGGCCCAGTTCGGCTGCGATCAGCGCCAGCAGGGCCTTGATGCCTCCAACCGGGATCGCCTCGATGTGGACCGCGTTGTAGGTGTTGGTGGCAACGATGCCGGCCGTGGTCTTGCCATAGCCGCTGTCACCGTAGAAGCAGCCCATTCCGGGCATGCCGGGTGCCCGTCCCTCGCATTGCTCAATCGCGCCCATCAGAAGGCTGACATTCCGCAAGGGCGCAAACCCCCTCAGTTTCGGCTCCGTCATCGTCCTGTCTCCTCTGCTCTGCGCCTGTTCCGGCACTTGGCCCCGGTCATCCGATCATCCCGTCACCGAAGGCGTCCCAGAGCTTCTTCTGCGACTGGTATTCCCAATGGTCCTGGTATCCGCGCAGCCACTGCGCCTGATCGGGCGTCACCGGCTCGCGCGCGGCGATCCGCGCCTCGAGGTCCAGCGCGCGGCGAAACCGCACCAGCGCCGTCTCCTCCTCGGGTTCGACGGCTGTCATCCGCCGCGCTGCCAGATCGGCGATCACCGCCCCGCCGCCTGTGGTGCCGGTCGCCTCATCGGCTGGTCCGCTGGCCGTCCTCCCGAAGAGCGGTCGCACCACCTTGGCCTCGATCGCGAGCATTTCGGGCGCGCCGACGGCTGACATCTCGGCCCCGATCTCGGCTGCGGTGTA